TACAAATGTAGATGTTTCATTTACACAACCAGCAGGGACAATCATCCGCAACCTTATTGCTATACCAGCAGGTAACATTGTTACAGGCGGTAGCAGCGGAGATGATCTTGACTTTGACCTTGGTACTTCCGCAGGTGGAGGTCAAATTATTGATGAAAAAGCTATTCTTGATGATGGAGGCTCCGCAGTAACTTGGACTGCTAATGCACCACTGTATATCATCCAGAACTCTCATGGTCATGCGGCAAATCAGTTTGTAAGCACATCTACAACTGCTGGTGTTGTCGGTGGACCTGCTACTTCTGAAGCGATTGTAATTGCAAGTACATTGTACAGTTCGACTGAAAGAACACTTCATGCTCGTTTGAAGGCTCTAGCGTCTGATTTGGCTACAGCAGCAACAACTGTTAAGTACATTGTCGAGTTTCAGTATCTTTAATTAAGACGGGAGTAAATTATGTCTTCTGATATTCAATCGACTTTTATAGAGGCCGCAACTGCTGATCCTGATGGTATATCTACAGCCGCTTCTGTTGGTAATAACGCTGCACTTGTTATAGGTGGGGCGTTAGCCTCTGGTGGTAGCGTTACTTTTGACCAACCTAGAAACATCACTATATTAAGTGCTGGTGATGACTCCGGTATTTCTTTTACCGCAGTGGGCACTGATGAAACAGGCGCAGCCGCTACCGAATCTATAACAGGTGCAGATAGTGATACAGCAACAGGGTCACAGATATTTGCCACTATTGCGTCTATCACGGCTGTAGGTAATCCAGCAGGTAATGTAAGTGCTGGGTCAGGAACTTCTATTCTTGCCCCCATGTTTCAAGGACGTATGCGGTTAAAAGGGTTGTACGCAGTAAACACTGGCACTGCTGGAACCATTACATTTCGTCAGACTAATTCCTCTGGAGAGATACGTATGCAGTTTAATACGGTAGCCGCAGCAAACTCTACGGAGTATCCAGATGTACCTGATGATGGGATAGTATTTGTAGATGGTGGATACATATCGTATACACAAACTACCATGTCTTCGATAACTGTGTTTTATGCGTAGTTATTACAAAAAAGGTGGTGGTGTCCGTAAAGACAAGGGCATGAAAGGTATGTCTATAAAGAGTGGGGATAAACGCCCCACTAAGTCTGGCGCGGGTATGACAGCTAAAGGGGTGGCTAAATACAGACGGCAAAATCCCGGCAGCAAACTTAAAACAGCCGTCACAGAAAAGAAGCCTACAGGTAAAAGAGCAACTAGGCGTAAGTCCTACTGCGCTAGATCTGCTGGGCAGATGAAAAAATTTCCAAAAGCAGCCAAAGATCCTAATTCTAGGTTAAGGCAAGCGAGAAAAAGATGGAGATGCTAAGTGGCATATTTGCAGTCGAATATACCTCACTTCAAATGTTGGGTGAGGAGGGAGTATACGCACAATCATCAACAGTATCATGGAGAGTATCTTCATGCACTTGCAATAGCGGTAACGTGTATACCCGATAGATGTTTAAGTTTTCATTTGGTTTTTACGGGAGCAGAAACATACGATGATGACAACGAGCCAAACGTACATGGTGGCGCAATGTGGGCACGTATGCCTATCACTGCATTAGTAGGAGACACCATATTAGACGAATGGCCTGAAGCTATGACACCAAGATTATGTCAACCTTGGGATTGTAGTTCTCGTAATCATCAGGTGCATATCTACGACAGAACAAGTTCTAGTCCTTGGATATGTAAAATAAACGGAGAGTTTCACACTGGCAGGTATATGTTTACAGTAGATTACACTGACAGCCACATATCAGATGATCCTGCTCAACATAAACAAAGCCATGTGTTGGAACTAACAGATGCTGGACCTTGGACAGGTAATATAGTAGCTCTACCTAACAACAGGGTAAGAGTTACCAATCCTGCACTTTGGGCGCATGGAGAAGGACCACCAGATTTTAGACCCAGCCAGTGGACACACAGTGCTGAGTGTGATGATAGTTATATGGACCCAAGCACAACATTTGATAATTTATACGCGGAGACTGAAGATGGCGAAGAGTAAAGCGAAGACAACAAAGAAACCTGTGGCTGCACCAGCTAAAGCACCCGCAGCAAAACCAACTATTAAGATCGTATCTAAGGCTGATGCAAAAGCGGCAGCTAAAGCAGTGCAAAGTTAAGGAGAATACTATGGGAACCCCAATAAAGCCACCAAGACCACGACCACGACCACCACAATCGCCTCCAGAGCCTAAAGACTTTATATCGCCTAATAGAACGGCTACAAATGTAGTTATGGGACCACGAGGACCAAAGAAAATGAAAGGCGGTGGTATGACTAAAGGTTATGCTAGAGGCGGTATTAAAATGGGAGACGGTGGCCCTTTAAAAATGGTAGAAAAAGATGGTAAGAAAGTACCATTTTTCGCTGCTGATGGAAAAGGTAAAATGGCTACTGGTGGTATGGCTACCAAAGGTGGTATGAAAGGTGGTGGTATGGCTACCAAAGGTAATACCAAAGGTGGTGCTAAGAAGAAGACGACAGGTAAGAGTAAAGTGCGAGGAGCAGGAATAGCCAAGCGCGGTGTACGTCCAGCTAAAATGCGATGAGACGATACTATAAAAAAGGTGGTAAGATTTGTCCGGCTGGCAAGGCTTGGGCGAAACGCACCTTTGATACTTACCCGTCAGCTTATGCAAATATGGCTGCTTCTAAATACTGTAAAGATCCTAATTACGCAAAGGGATCTAAGAAGAAGAAAAAGTAATGGGTGAGTTAAAGAAGTGGGTTAACCAAGACTGGGTGCGTATAGGCACTGATGGTAAGATTAAGGGTAAGTGTGGTACGTCTAAGGACAAAAAGAACCCTGATCGGTGTTTACCTAGAAGTAAAGCTCAGTCTTTAAGTAAAAAACAACGAGCTAAGACTGCACGTAAGAAAAAACGTGAAGGGGCTAAAGGTAAAACTGTGGTTAAAAATACAAAAGCTGCTACTGTAAAAATGAGTGGTGGTGGACTTGCCAGAAGAAAGCGGAAGATAGCCAAAGGCTGTGGTCAAGTCATGGAGAATAGAAGAAAGAAAACTCTTTTTATATAAGGGGTTATAATGGCTACTTCAGGAACTACAGCATTTGACATGAACTTCACGGAGATCGCTGAAGAAGCGTGGGAACGTGCAGGTCGTGAAATGCGTTCTGGTTACGATCTTAGAACCGCTAGACGTTCTATGAATTTGTTAACTATAGAATGGCAGAATCGTGGTATCAATCTCTGGACCATAGATGAAGGTACTATCAATATGGTTGAGGGTACTTCTCAGTATGATTTACCCGCAGATACTATAGATTTATTGGAACAAGTTATTCGCACAAATAGCGGAGTAACTGCAACACAATCTGATCTTAACATAACACGTATTAGTGTAAGCACCTACGCATCAATCCCTAACAAGTTAACACAAGGTAGACCTATACAGGTTTACATTGAAAGGCTACGTGATAATCCAAAGATAAACGTGTGGCCTGTTCCAGATCAAAGTAGTTATTATGTTTTTAAATACTATCGTATGAGGCGTATACAGGATGCTGGTAGCGGTGTAGAAACAGCCGATATGAATTTTAGATTCTTGCCTTGTCTAGTAGCAGGATTAGCTTATTACATAGCCATGAAAGATCCTGACTTGGCTCCTAGAATAGATATGTTAAAAACTGTGTATGAAGAACAGTTTGCGTTAGCTGCCGGAGAAGATAGAGTAAAAGCCCCTGCTAGGTTTGTTCCTCGTATAGGGTATATTTAATGGCTAGGTTTGCTTCTAACAAAAGAGCCATAGCTGATTGTGACATATGTGGGTTTCAATATAAGTTAAGGGATCTACGAGATTTAATAGAGAAAGGACGCAACACTAATTTAAAGGCTTGCAATGAGTGTTGGAATCCAGATCATCCACAGTTAAAGTTAGGTGAGTTTCCTGTAGATGATCCACAAGCTATACGTGATCCACGTCCAGATAAAAGTATAGTAGAATCTGGACCGTTTAGTAGTAGAAACATACAGTGGGGTTGGTATCCCGTTGGGGGAGGACAAGATCCTTTTGGTTTAACACCTAATGATTTGGTAGCAACAGGTAGCGTAGGTACAGTTACAGTAACAGTTTAAGGAGTATTGTATGTCAGGAAAAAAACAAGCAGCAGAAAAGGGAGTAGGCCGAGCAGCAGCCAAAGCTAACGCGACACAAATAGTCAGAACAAAAAAACCAAGAAACGATTTTATAAATGAGCCACCAAAGAAAATAAAGAAAATGAAAAATGGTGGTCCGGTGAAGAAGCCCACTAACCGTAAAATAAAAGTGCGTGGTACAGGTGCGGCTACTAAAGGTTTATTTGCTCGTGGTCCGATGGCATAAATTATGACGATGACCTACACAGAGTTAAAAACAAATATTAACGACATTTGTGAGAATACGTTTACAGATG